TTTAGATACGCCACTCAAGAAACAGAAGATAAACTTTGCTACCAAGAGCGAAAAGATGTAGTAAAACAATTCATATCAGATATCCTCCTCTCTAAAGAAAAACAATGGAAAGATGAAATGGAAGAAAAGTACAGTAATTACACCAGAGGAGGAGCAGGTTGCTGTGCAGAATGTGAGATTTATTTGGACTATAAAGATAGTTATCAATGTAGTGATTCTGATTGCAAATGTCACTCCCTCTTATCAAATAATCAAGAAGACAAATGAGTAACATTCATTACACTGTAAAAAATACGATGGGAGGTTCTTTTTGCAAAAAGTGTCTTAATTGGTCAAATCTTCCTGATGGATTAAAGGGATACGAATGCTTCGCAACAAAAGAAGAAATCAAGGAAAATAAAATTAGTTATAAACAACAAAACAAATGTACTACTCACAAAACTTTAAAGAAAAAATAGGCGAACCCCTCAAGTCGAAAGGGTATACGATTAGTAAAACTTTTTAAAATATGAAACTCGAAAAACACGAAGGATTACTCATCACACCTGATGGAAAGATGAATTGGGTAACGAAATGGTTTATTAGATTTTGGAGATTATTAAAATAACCTTTATATATTATGGAGAACCAAATCATACATGGCGATTGCCTCATAGAAATGAAGAAGATACCAGATAAGAGTATTGATATGATACTTTGCGATCTTCCCTACGGAACTACCGCCTGTAAGTGGGACACGATAATTCCTTTTGAACCACTGTGGGAACAATATAAGAGAATAATTAAGGATAATGGAGCGATAGTTTTAACAGCGAGCCAACCTTTTACAAGTGCTTTGGTGATGAGTAATCCTGATATGTTTAAGTATGAGTGGATATGGAAAAAAAGTAGAAAAAATGGATATGTTCACGCTAAAGGTATGCCACTAAAAGAAACCGAAAATATACTTGTTTTTTCAAAAGGAGATGTTTATTCAAAGTCTAAGAATAAGATGAAGTATAATCCTCAAGGAGTAGTCCCATTTTCAGAGGAAAGAATAAATTATGTTAAGACAACTAAAACAAATCAAGGTGGGCATAAAATTGGTTCAAAGTGGAAACAAAACGGGGCATTTTATCCAACAAATATAATAACTTTCAAAAGTGAAAGTCCAAAAACACAAGTCCACCCCACCCAAAAACCAGTAGCCCTCTTTGAATACCTCATCAAAACCTACACCAACGAAGGAGACTTAGTATTAGATAACTGTGCAGGAAGTGGAACGACAGGAGTCGCCTGCAAGAACCTAAACCGCAAATACATCTTGATTGAAAAAGAAAAGGAATATGTCGAAATTATCAATAAGCGTCTAGCAGGGCTATGCTAGGAAAGAGAAAATGAAAAAACCAATTTGTGATTTTTGCGGAGAATACAAGCAGTGCGTATGTACCTTTGAAAAATGTGCATTATGTGGTGATTCGTATAGTAATTTTGACCCAGATGAAAATCATCAAATGTTTGAATATCGTGGTGTCCTAGGTTGCTCAAAATGTATCGAAGAAGTAAGAGAAAAAAGAGATAACCAAAGGAATAATGTTATGGAAGTTGTAGAACATTCAATTCGCTCACAAGCAGATGGTGAATGGCAAAATGGCGGATATAAAACAATGAAAACTGACGCTGGTGGTAGACCTATAACAAAAGTAAAAGAGCCAATGGTATTAAAAGATTATGAAGACGGAAAACTTTAATCACTAACCCCCACTCCCTCGCATGGGTAATTGCGGGGGGAATATAAATTATGAAACAATATAGACAAGGAGATTTGCTTTTTATAGAAGCAGAAAAATTTGGTGAAGACATACAACTAACTAACTCTAAGGTTGTTTTAGGCAGTTCTATTACGGGGCATAACCACACAATAACAGAAGGCAAGGTATATACTCATGAACCGAAATGGGGAGATAATGCCAATTTTTATGTAGAAATACCTACTGGTGGAACAGAACTCACGCATCCAGAACATAAAACAATTTCTTTGTCGGAGGGAATTTATAAAGTTATAAGACAACGAGAAGTAAATGGCTATGTCAGAGATTAAATTTAAAAAAGAAATAGAGCAGTTAATAGAAAAAAGAGACAAAATCCCAGACGAATTTTGGATTAAAACTGGAGGTGGTAGATACGAAGCAATTTGGTTTATGGATAGACAAAAACCGTCAGTTCAACAGTGTTATGATTTTGACGAAGAAAGATTTGGATTGACAAAAGACGGAAAAATTATTTGGGGATTTGATAGTGGTTGTTCTTGTCCTTCTCCTTGGGATGATTGTGGAGATGATGCTTATAGTATTAAAGAATGGAAAGAATTTAATGTTGCTCCCGAAGAAGCTTTTGATGCCGACTGGCAAGACGAGTGTTATAACAATTTACAAGACTATCTTTTATTGTTAGAAGATGATTTATCTCCTGAAAAAGTATTAGATATAAAGAATGCTGAAATTCGTAGATTTCTTATTAAAAGAGTTGGTTATGAAAATATAAAGGATAAAGTAAATGCAGAAGTTTTACATCAAGATGGACATAATGAACTATTAAAATTCGCCAACGGAGAGATGTATGTAAAAGTTCGTGATACTTCAACTGAAAGAGAGTATCTTTTATTTGTTCAAGGTAATCATAAAACTTGCAAATCAGCTATTGCTTGGACTTTTGGATTAAGAGAAGACGAGTATCATCCAATTATAGAAAGCTAATTTTTAACCATGCAAAACACAAACCATGCGTACAAACCTCATGGGAGATATAATTATTAGGGATTAGGTGAGAAAAGTATTGCGTAAAATTATTAGGGTGGTATAATTATATATATGAAAATCAAAAAATCATTACTCGAAACAGTTTATGTTTCACTCGATTACCCAATTAAAAACTTCTCAAAAGCACGGGTACGAGATGGTTTCACTTCACTCTTAATGGGTCAAATTAAAACATATTACAGCGAACGAACAAAAATCCTCGAAGAACTTTGTATTAAAGACGAAGAAGGGAAGCCAATAAAAGAAAAAGACCAGTACACATTCACACCAGAAAACGAGGTACAAGCCATAAAAGAGGTAGAAATACTAAACAACGAGGAAACATCAATCGAGATCACAAAAGACATTAAGGAATTGATTGAAAACTCACAAGCAGATTTACGCACAGGAATGGCAGAAACATTGTCAGTATTACTTAAATAAGGTCGTCTTATAAACTTAAAATCAAACTATATATGGAAAACGAAGAAGTAATGGTAGAAGCAGAACAGGTTACAGATACTATGGAACAGCATGAATCAGTTGAAGAATCTGCTGAAGTAGAAGTCGCTTAGTGTTTATACTCTGCTCATAGATAACTGTGAGTAGGAATATGAAAGCTAAAATCACAACAGGAACAGCAAAAGGGAAAACAAAGATATATCTAACCAGAAAATATATAATAGCTCAAAATCTAAAAGAAGCTCTTAAAAAAGAACCAAATCAACCAGTAGATGATATTTGGGCAGAAGAAAATACCCATAAGGAATACCTTATGAATAGTTACAAAGATTTAGGATTTAGGAAGTAATAATATATGAAATATAGCAACACACTTATTGAAAATAATCAAGATATATCTCTATCAAATAATGGTAAAGAAATAGAAAGAGAAGCAAATGGTCAATTAAAGAAAGGGGTTATATTAAATCCGAAAGGAAAACCTAAAGGAGCAAGACATTTCTCAACACTGATAAGAGAGGCTATCGCTAAAGTAGCAGATGGAGATGATGAGCCTGCTGATAGAATGATAGTTAAACAACTTGTAGATAAGGCTAGGAAAGGAGATTTGAGTGCTATTGATAGGGTACTAGACAGAGTAGATGGAAAAGCAGAACAGACTATAAACCTTGATGCAGATGTACACACTGACGATGGACTAACGAAAAAAGAAAAAGAAGCATTACTAAACCTTTTAAAATAGAATTATGATGTTGGATGAAAACACAAAAGAACTAGAAGAATTAAAAGAAATAACTAATTCTATTAGCACATTTGGGCATAATCAATACGGATGGATACACAGTTACATGAAAGAGAACAATGTATCATTCCAAGACGCGTTATTAAATTTATGGATAAAAAATAGAATGAGAAAGGCTGTTTATAATTTTGATATTCGTAAATTCTAAATGACCCAGCAAGCCCTTGAGAAAATGATAACTGGCACAAAGAAAGAAAGACTGTTTTTAGCCGAGCAGTCTTTTGGTTTATTTGCTATATATTACTTTCAAGACTATTTTCAATACGCATTAGCAGATTATCACTATGACTTCATACAAGACTGTCATGATTTAACAAATGGAGATATAAAAGAGGTTGTATGGATAGGATTTCGTGAGTGTGCAAAAACTACTTTTGCAAAACTATATATTATATGGCTCATAGCAAATAATAAAAAGAGATATATAAACGTAGACTCTTTCGATAAAGAAAACGCTGAACGTATATTGTTTGATATTGCGTTTGAAATGGTAAATAATAAACGATTACGGGCAGATTTTGGTGTTTTATTTTCAAAAGAGCGAGGCATACAGGATATTAAACAAAATCGTATCAATAACTTCATTTGTGAGAATGGTATTCGAGTAGAGGCACACAGTACACAAGAGAGTGTCCGAGGTAGAATACACTTGAATCAAAGACCTGACTTTCTATTGCTTGATGACATAGAAACGAACAAGACAAAGAGTTCTGACGCTTATACAAAGCAAGTGAGAGACCATATCACCGAAGCAATGGCAGGTATGTCAGTTGGTGGTTGTATGCTCTATCTTGGTAACTATATTACAGAATACGGAAATATAGACTGGCTTATTAAACGCTCAAAAATTGATACAAACATACGAATACGAAATATACCAATCGTACTTGATACAGGATTGCCTGCGTGGGAGGCAAAATACTCCCTTACAGACGAGGAAGCAAAGAAAACGGGTAAAGTGTCGATTGAGGGTAAACAACGCCAATTAGGGTCGCTGGTGTTCTCGTACGAGATGATGAACAAGCCTATTGATGAAATGTCGGCAGAGTTCAAGCGAGAATACGCTCAAGCGATAACAGAACATGAAGTATCTCAAAAAGAAACATCGTGCTATATCACTATTGACAGTGCAGTTAGCGAGAAAGAAAGTGCAGACTCCACAGGTGTAACGATTAACAAGGTGGATAGACATAATAAGTGGTATGTAAGAACTTATAAGTTAAAAATAAACAGTAAAGATTTAATTGATCATATCTTCTTTCTTCATAAGACATACAAACCAGAGTTTCTTGGTTTAGAAAAAACAACATTTTCTATTGCTATACAACCCTTTTTAGAAGATGAAATGCGAAAAAGAAATATATTTATATCAATCACACCACTTGAACATAAATTACAGAATAAGGAATTAAGAATACGTGGTCTTATTCCTCGATGGGAAAGTAGGAGTATCTTTCTTATTGGAGATAACCTTGAGTTGCTTGACGAAATGAGAACATTTCCTAACGGACAGCATGATGATATTTTGGACTCTCTTGCTTATCAAGTACACCACGCAAAACCTCCATATTTTGCACCTATTGATAGAGATGAATCACCAGAAAGAAATGAGGCGATTTAATTTGCTTGTTTTTAATCTAGTGGTATAATAAAAGTAATGAAATACAACCTCACACTCCTATTCAATGGAGAAACAAAAAAGAAGCGTACAGAAAATATAAAAGATACTATTCTGTCACTAAAACCAGAAGTGCTTTATACAGAGATGTATGTGAATTTAAGCAAAATAGGCAGTAAAGATAAAACAGAACGAAGATTGTCATTATCACAAGGAAAACAGTTGTTCAATAACGATACATTCTTAGATGTATTTATAAATAATTTACTTGTATAATATGGATATATCAGTGAATGAAAAAAAAATACTAGAAATAATCAGAGAACTGAAACCATACGAAAAAATTGAGATAAGCAAAGATAAAAACGGTATTGCAGATTATTTTATAGTAAAACGAGAGCAGAAAGTTGTATTGACAAATTAAATAATATATAATTAACCACATAAAGACTTCTCGGCAGGAAAACTGGGGGAAAAGTAAATAACTTTTTTACCCAATGGAAAACCAAACAGTATTCGACTACATAAAGACACAAGAGAATCTATGGAAAACAGAGCGTATTCCTCTTACTAAATCAAAGAGTTGGAATATGAACGAACACATCGAAAGATGTACTAATGTTGCAAATGCGTGGTATCACGATGGGCAGAATGATGGATTACGACCTTATGATGACTTGGTAACACCGATTATTGATGTTGCATTTCGTTCAGAGGGCTTTGACGTAAAGGACATTGTTCCTTTTGTTGATGATATTCATAATTCACACAAGTCATTTTTAGTAAAGAAGTTTCACCCAGATTGGGCTACAAAAAATCAATTAGATACTTTCATTGACGATGTTGTTGAGACTTCGATTATTTATGATTTGGTTATCGTGAAAGATGTTCAAAGTGTTAGACCAGAGGTTGTAGACCTAAAAACACTCGCTTTTTGTGATCAGACAGACGTACTCGCTAGTCCTTTGTGTATTCGACACCAAATGACTGTCGCAGATTTGATTGAATATAAAGGAAAATGGAATGATGAAGCTATTGATATGGCAATAGCAATGGCACAGTATGAGAAAGTAAATAATACATCAGGGGAACAAGTAGCAAAAACACCAGGTAAATATATTGATGTATATGAACTTGTTGGTAATATGCCTGAAACCTGGATAAAAGAAGATGGAGAACAGTACAAATATGTACCACAAAGACATTATGTTTGTTTCTATAATTCACCAGAAAAAGAAAAGATAGGTTTGACTCTTTTTAGTGGAATTGATAAGCCGATAAATGAAACTTTCTTTGCTCTAAAGATTGACCGAGTACGTTCAAAGGGGCGTGCGTGTGGTCGTTCTATTGTTGAAAGACTCTTTGAACCACAAGTTTGGAATAACTACTCTGCTATAAAAATTAAGAAACTTCTTGATTCAGCATTTAACCTTATAATTACAGACAGTCAAGAACTTGGTAATCAAAAACTAACTGAATTAAAATCAAATACAATACTCAAACAAGCAAAGGGTGATAATACACAACGATTCAATTCTGATTTAAGCAACCTGGCAGGATTTCAGAATTACCAAAATGACCAGAGAAACAATGCAAGATTACTCGGTTCTGCTTCAGAAGGTGCTTTAGGTGTCAATCCGTCATCGGGTACACCATTCGCATTGCAGGAACTTATTGTAAACGAAGGAGAAGGCATCCATCAGTATCGACAAGGTAAAATTGCTACTTTCTTTGCAGATACTCTCTATCCAAAACTTATATTGCCTTATTTAGTTAAGGAAATGAATAGTGGTAAAACATTCAGTGAGGAATTATCACTTGATGAAATAACAGAAATAGCAAAAATCGTTTCTTCAAATACTGTTGAAGATAAGATAGGGGAAAAGATACTTGAAACTGGTATTGTACCAACAAACGAAGAAAAGGAACTTGTAAAACAAACACTCATGTCCGACATTATAAGTGGTAAAAGTAAAATGTTCAGCAATGGTCGTGGATTTATGGAGATAGTAAAGGGTGAGATTGGTGACATTCCAATGAAAGTAAAAATAAACGTAGCAGGAAAACAGAAGTACCTTGCTCGTGATGCAGATAAACTTTCAAAACTTATATCAATGGTAATTGCAAACCCACAAGCATTCGCTTCAATTCCAGGGCTTGCAAAATCATTCAACCAGTTAATAGAAAGTTCAGGAATGAACCCGATTGACTTTACTTCAATAATACAAGGCGTACAGCAAGTGCCAGACGTAAAGACAAAACAGATAACTTCTCCTGTCGATAAGGAGCAATTAAAAGAAGAACAATAATTATAAAAATAATCAATATATATGGAATATTTAACTGATTTAGAAAAGGTAAAGATAGAGACATTTTGTGCTGATAAGGATATGTATGAGGCAGTAAAAAAGGTATTACTAGCGTGTATTTACTCTCATGGTGTAATTCAAAAGGGACATGATCATAACCCATTACAGAACGCCGCTTTTAACCTTGCTTCATTGTCTGTATCAAATCCGATACCAGACGCAGAACTTGGTGCAAACATTCGTGGTATGTGGGCAGGTGTAAATTACCTAAAGAATGGATTTGACGAATTAGAAAGAGTAAAAATGGAAAAAGAGGAAGTAGAAAGTCCTTATAATGAGGCGATTTGATTTATATGTTTAAAAAAGGACAATCAGGAATGAAAGGTAGAAAGCACTCTGACACTTCAACAGTTATGGCTTCTGGTGCAGGGGCAAATTGTCGTATCATTTGTGATACGCTCACATTCTCTGCGGTAGCAACAACTGGTGAACGAGTGTTGCAGTTGGGTGAGATAACGTTCAGTAATGGACTTTATGCAACCATAGGTGGCACAGCAAACTTGACAGTAACATATAAATAAATACTGAATAATTTGCATTGTCAAATATAAGTGTGTTATTATTAAAGTAATCAAGAAACGCAACTTTGTTAAATGGCGTACTAACTAGAACATCACTATGATAAAAGATGAAAATACTCCAGACTTGGAACTGGATGAAAATCAAGACCAAGACGTTCAAGAAGAAAATAACGAAAGTGAAGATAATCAAGAACAAAACCAAGATGATACAGCTTCTCAAGAAGATGTTACAGATTGGAAAGCAGAAGCTCTAAAGTATAAGGCAATTCTTGCAAGAAACAAGGACAAGCCATATACAAAAGAGTCAAGCAAAAACTCAGACGTATTAGATTATGGAGCAAAAGCATTTCTCAAATCTAGTGGTATTGAAACGAGTGAATTTGATTTTGTAAAAGAAGAATTAAAACAATCAGGGTTCAAGGACTTAGACTCTTTACTCGAAAATGATTATTTTAAGTCAAAACTTGAAAATCGAAGATCACTACAAAAGACTCAAAATGCAACTATTAAAGGTAAGTCTTCAAATGGCGTAGCAACAAATTCAGTAGAATACTGGATGGGCAAACCAATAGAAGAAGTACCAGCAGATATGCGTATCAAGGTTATCAATGCAAAACTAGAAAAAGACAACAAAAAGGGAGTGTTTTACAACTCATAATAAGCGTTTGATTATTACAAAAGATAATCAATAGTAATTAAATACATAAAATTACTAGATAAAAAATGGCTATTATTCCTAAGATTGAATACGAAACAAAACTACAAGAACGTCTTTCAGCACCAACAGTGTGGAAAGAAGTTTGTCTCGTAAAATATACAGATTCAGGTATTTGGAGAAATCCTTATTTAACAGATGCAACACTCGGAACTGGTACTCGTGGTACTGGTTACACATCAACAGCGATTGCTACAACAGATGACACTGTTTCTATTACAGATTACATCTATTCAGCAGAACACATTGATGATGCAGACTTGGCTCAGAAAACATTTTCTGATTTCATGGAAATTGCAGACCGAATGGGTATCATCCTTAACGAAGGTATGGAAACAGAAATGTTGTCAGAACACGCACAGTGGACAAACTTTGACAACGCAAGTATCGGAGGTTCAGCAGGAAACATTACAGTTGCAACAATAAACATCAAGAAAATCATCACTGGTATCAAGCGTGAAATCCGTGAAGCAGGTGGTGGTGAATTGCTCTCTCGTAATGGTGGATTCATCGTATGGCGTGAAGCAGACTATGAACTCGTAGAAACTCTTGCATCAGCAGAAGGTTTTAATGTTGCTGATGATGTTCTCAAGAACGGAGTATCACAGGTAAATGGTGGCTTTAAGTGGATGGGTATGTATCATTACTCTTCAAGTAAGCACGCTTCAGGACACGTTTTTGCAGGTGTTAAAAAAGCATTTGCAGTTGGTATTTGTAAGAGTACATACGGAAAAGTTAAGACTCTTATCAATCCAGTAGTTTCAGGTGCTCAGATTTCAGGTATTGGTCTTGAGACTCGTATTGACTCAAAATTCAAGGCGTGGACAAAGATGGTTCCTGTTCTCTTTGATGTCCTTGTTGCTTAATCTTTATAGTCGTCTTTATTAACTAAACGAATATAAAATTATGGCTCTAGTAGATTCAAAAAATCCAACGTTCGAGGGTGTAGCAATGGTGCCTGTAACATTGATTGCTTCGGCAACACAAGGAACAGGAAATTCAGTTCCACCACTCGTAACAGTTGTTGAAGTTCAAGGAGTTACAACAAATGCTGATGATTTTATTGTATTGCCTTCATTGGCTCATGTTCCAAACGGACATCGAATCACAGTAATTGGCTCAGCAGGTTCTAACTTTGAAGTACGAACACCATCATCTTCAGCAGAAGAAATAAACTCTGAAGACTGTGACGGAACAAAAGAGTATCTATTTACTGATACACAAATTCATTACTTTACAAAGATTGATAATACAATCGGATGGATGGGAAATGGATATACAGCTATCGGTGCAGTAGTTACGGCAGTTGTACCAGATTAGTGTTTTAACATAGGGGGTAATGCCCCTTATGATTAGAAAATTAAAATATATGACTTTCAACGACACAACAACAAAAAATGGTGCAATACAAAAATGTGAAGATTGGCTATTTGGTGGTGATTACGGTGCTATCTCTAGTAATGCAAATCTATTACTAAAGTTTACAAATCTTATAAACAGTGGTCTTGATAAAACAAAGGCACTCTTATATACCGCAGATGGTCGTTGGCAAGATGACGACCCCAATTACACAACACTACCAGAAGATACAACAAATCTAAGTAATGGTGTTGCTGATTATCAACTTGGAAGAGATCATGTCTTTATCCAAGGATTTGAAGTCATGGACTCAGCAGGTAAATACTACCCTATTTATCCTATTGATTACTCTGATATAAGAGAAATTGAATCAAGTGAGACAGGATATGCAAGCAATCCTGGTATACCATCAAAATACGACCTAAAAGGAGATATTGTGACTCTTTACCCAGCCCCAGCAACAGGAAGTGTAACAATGACAGCAGGACTAAAGGTAATATACAAACGAGAGTCTGATTATTTTGAATCAACAGACACCACAAAGGAAATGGGTATACCTCGTATGTTCCATGATATACCTTGTTTGTTTGCTTGTAGTGAGTATTCAAAAATGAATATCATGAAAGATAAAGCACGAGAATTGGATGCAGAAATTATTAAAAGGTCTTTAGAATTAAAAGCACACTATTCATCAAGAAATATTGACGATACGCCAGTATTAGAAAGTGAAGTAGTGTACTCAAAATAAAATGGATAAAATAGAAGATTTGAAAATGAAGGGTTGGATAGACATAAAAATTACTAGAGTTAATGGCACAGTAGAAGAATTTACTGTATATAACTCAATTATGAATGTAGGCTTTGCTCAACTTGCGTTACTAGCTGGAGATGCAAGTGCTGTACCATTTACTTACCTTGAGGTTGGTACATCAAGCACAGCAGTAGCAGCTTCTCAAACAGCTCTACAAGCTGCGATTACAGATACAGGACTAGCTCGTGCAGTAGCTACAGTTTCTCGTGTAACTACTACACAAACAAATGATACATTGCAACTTCTTTACACATGGACTGCATCAGGAACAAAAGCAATCGAAGAAATAGGAATATTTAATGCAGCATCAACTGGAACAATGCTTTCTCGTGCATTAACAGGCACAACAACAGTGAATAATGGAGATGAATTACAGGCAACATATAAAGTAAAGTTCTCATAAAATGTCAATCAACTATCAATCATCACAATCATCAACTGCTGGAACAAATTTGGTTATTGCAAAACCAACATCTCTTGCTGTAGATGATTATATGGTTGCTGGTATTCACCATCAAAATAATATTACATCTGTTCCTTCTGGATGGTCACAATTAACCACAATAGCAAACGGTGGTGGTGGAACTCTTAGAGTATATTATATTAAAGCTACATCTACCGAAGTATCAGCTACTGATTTTACTTGGGTTGCGGATGGAAACTTTTTATGTGGTGGTATTGTAAGACTAACAGGAGATTTCCATTCAACACCCTTCGCTGTGTACGGACAAGATGATGAAGTTTCTACTGTATCACCAACCTATACAACAACAGTAACCCCTAATAATGCTAATAGTTTGTTGTTGTATTTTGTTGGAGCAACTGTTAGTACTGGTATTATGGGTGGTACATCAGTATCAAACTATGCAGTAACTACATCCAATCCATCATGGACAGAAGCATTTGATGTCACAACAAATATTGGTAGCAATGGTGATATCCAATGTTCTATGGCTTATGCAACAAGACCACAGATAACAGCAACAGGTAATTCTACAGCTACGATAAGTGGAGCAAGGTCTTCAAGTGCTGTAATTGTTGTTTGTAGACCCAAAATTTTAGTTACAATATCAGATACATTAGTACTTGTTGATTCTCTAAAGAAAGTAATAAGAAAAACTATATCCTCAACATTATCATTAGTAGATACACTTACAACAGGTAAGAGTAGGAAATGGACAAAAAAAACTAAACCAACAACAACGTGGACTAAAAAAATAAAATAATGACTAGCGAAGAAATACAAAAAGAAATAATTGAACTTAAAAGGAGACTTGACGAGTTGGGAGATTATTCAAGGATTCCTCTTGAAGTAGGAAATGCAATGAAAGCACGAATTATACCGAATGACTAT